TGAGTATGTCGCCCGATGGTTATGCCACCGTGTCGCCACCTTATAGCGTGTTGCTACATTCCCCGGTTTGGTAGCTTAGTTTTAAAATGAAGCCGGGATATATTTACACGAGAACATATTATGAATTCTTTGCGCGCATCAGCGATCGTTCGTATTCTAATTGCAATCGCGGAACTTATAGGTGTTGCCACCAAATGAGTATACGACGTGTAGTTAGACGCATCTATCTTTGGATACGTTACCGTTATCCATGGTAGTTTAATCTTTTATGGCTCCCAATTGCGGTTACCTTACATACATTTAAATACAATTTAGGAATATACTTATGAGCGACGACACAAACAGACTTGCTATGATTGAAGCTGCTAAACTAGAGTATTCTAACTCTATTATTAGTTCTAAGAAAATTGGCAGCGAGCGTTATGAGTACACTAAGAACAAGAAGTCCCAAGCAGACGGCTCTACCGCTAACGTTGTTGTTATCAAAGACAAGGGTAATGGTACTCAATTCACCATTGGTGTGAATGTATCAGCCTGCGTAAAGCGTGATAAACAAACGTTCACTACGGATGACCGTCTTGATCAACTACAAGCTGTAATCTCAGCCTTTCTAGAAAGTATTCATGAAGAGCTATAATATACGGAAGTATTTTGTAGCGGTAACGTGGTATAGCGTTATTGTATTTCTTGTTTATATGTAAATAGATACCCACGATTATTAGTCGTGGATACCACTTCAATATGTGGAGTCCTATGTGGCTTCCTTATTATCTTATATATATGAACAAAATGCCCAATCGTAAATTAATGCCCAACGCATCTATTAACCAGATGAAAGCCAAAGTAGCTATGACTACTAATCAGATTAACCAAAAGTTAACCGCTCAGGGTCTTCCTAAGATTACTGTCCAGGAAGCTATTAAATTAGCTAAGCTACCTCCAGGCCTTGTCCAACCCTTAACTGAAGTCATGATGCCTAATGGCAAATGGAATAAGATTATGGGTGGACTTGCTGCTGCTAATAGTGTGTTACCTCCCAGTAAACAGATTAATCCACAAAATGTTAAAACATTTGTTGAGACAGCATTTTCTAACATTAAGCCTCCGTCTAAGGGCGAACAGTTTGATGTTATGAATGCTTCCTATGGTTTGTCTAAAGCACCTAACCCTAAACCGGTTATGCTTAATTCTGGGATTGCCCCACCTTGCTACGCTAATGATTTTATGACTCCGGTTGAAAATTCATGTTCACCTATGCATGTCTCAGCACAGGTATTAGGCTTACCTCAAACAGCTGCTAACACAGTATGTGATTATTTGCTTAAAACTATTGCTTTTGATATTCAAACTAGAGCTCAAGTCAATGTAAACTTTAATTTAGATTTAACAGTCTTTTCTGCAACTCAAATTGTATCATCAATGAATGATGTTATTCGAGCTCTACAGGTTTACTTTTATTATACCAGTATTCTTTCTTATGAAGCTAATACTCGTAATAAGAATTCAGCTATGATTGATCTTAGAAGTAAGATCACATCTCAAATGATTTCTGACTTGACCTCTTTAGGCAGACGCTTAGAAGACACTCCTTGCCCACCTCGTATTGTGCAATGGATACGTTATATGAGCATGAACTATCTTTCTGGTAATTCTCAAGGCGCGCCTCTTATTAAGATCGCTCCGTCTTTTGATTTTAATACTAACACTACGCTTATTGCAAGCACATTGACAACTTTGACTTCGACTGCTAATACGAATTTATTTGTATTGATGCGTAGATCAATTCCTCAGTGGAGAATTGGGACACTATTCGATGTTCCAACTATTCCTGTTTTCGATCCTAACTTTCTTACTATCTTCGCTAATTTATCAGTTAACACTTATAATGGTGCTAATGCTAATCTTTACACTCAAGTAACATTGACTTCAGATAGCCTTATGTACAACTCGTTTGATAACCGCTTAGATGGTGCAGCTTTTGCTATGTGTTCTGCATCTGTCCCAGTTCAGGGACAGGTTCCAGGCTTATCTGTACCATCGCTTAGCGGTTCAGTTTCGAGTCGTAAATCTTTCTATGCCGTATCAGGGGTTATTTCCTGGTATGATAGCTCTAAATATCAGTTTCTTGCTGTAAATAGAGCTGAGACTTACCGTGTAGTTAATCTAGCTGATACGACTTTGGGTAAAGCACATTTATCCGGTGCAGAGATGTGCCAAGGCGTTAGTGTTGATTCATTGGTTCAGAATGCTAAGAACTTCTTAGACTTCTTATTCAATGTTAGAACGATTGCTTCGGATGGTAAACTTAGTAGTTTTAACAAACGCGGTAATAATAGTATTTAGTACTTAATTTGCCATAACTTTAAGTTATGGCACTTTAAATAACACATGGTGCTTTGTGAAGTACAAAGAGGCTGAAAAGAAGTTTGACTTTGTCAAACGCTTGAACCTATCCGACGATAAGCTTAAACAGAAAGTTTTCGCTAATCTGCTTGGTATACTTAAAGGGTCGGAGAATAAGTATATCACGCCTCTAGGCAAATCCGCTGATCCAATTGAATTATTAGTAGATTGGACTATCATCGTAAATGCCAATAAGCACAAGTTGAATGCTCCTTTACTGGCCATCGAACTTGAACAACGTAGTAAATTTGGGCCTAGATCACAGGCATTGCCTTGGGTCGATAGAAAGCCCGGATTAGTTCGGTCTTTTAAGAATCAAATTGATGATTTTAATCCTCCGTGGTATGATTTTAATGATGGGAAAGAGGATATGGCGCCTTTAGGCGTTACGGAAACTCTAGAAAAGGTTAAACGTAACACGAATTCAGGTCTTCCTAGGCTTACCACCAAGGGTAAGGCTATTGATAACTGTATTGAGAATTTTGATGATCTTTTGAAACGGAAGGATCCGTGTATGTTATACACAAGAACAGCCGAAAGTTACAAAACCCGAAATGTTTGGGGATATCCGCTTGCGGATATCTTTTATGAAATGATGTTCTTTGTTCCATTCTTAGCTCACATGCGTGAGAAATTTTGGCAAGCATCCATTGTTTCACCTGAGCTTGTTGACGTTCGGTTAACTAGTATAATTTTGACAGCTATCCAATGTGGTAAATGTCTTTATTCAGTTGACTTCAAGGAATTCGATGCTTCTGTATCGTGGCAGACGATCGTTAGGGCTTTTAAATATATTAAGAGTACTTTCGACCCTTTATTCCACGAACCTTTAGATTATATCTGCGAGAGATTTTATACTATTGGTATCGTTACACCTACTGGTATCTTGCGAGGAAAGCACGGGGTGCCTTCCGGTAGTTGTTTTACGAATTTAGTGGACTCATTAGTCCAAGCTGCCACTGCCCTATCCAATGACTTCATCAAAGAATGTGAGATGATGGTTAACGGTGATGATGGCGTATACATAATGTTCCGTGATGAGATACCCAAATTTGAAGCAACCTTTAAACAAGCCAGATTAAAACTCGGTAAGGATAAAGTACATATTGCTGATGATTGGTGTACTTATTGCCAACGTTTCTATCACATTGATTATATTAAGGACGGCTTAATTGGTGGGATTTATCCCACCTTTAGGGCCCTTAATCGATTAGTATGGTTAGAGGCGTTCACGGACTTTAACTCTAAGGTTAAACCTGGAGAGAAGAGAATCAGTTCCAAAGACCATTTTGGTATCAGAACACTTACAATTTTAGAGCAATGTAAGTACCATCCCTTATTCGAGGATCTAGTAAGGTTTATTCTTGAAAGGGAAAAGTTCGCGTTGGATATATCGAATGAAGGTATTACCGCATACGCGCAAGCGTTAAGTAAAGGCCGGATTTCAGACGAAGAGGATCTAAACGTTCCTGATGGCACTAACTTTGTGGGCATTCGAAGTTTCGAATCATACAAAATAGTACAAAAGATCATTTCGGAAGAAGGATACTTCGACATTGTGGATCTTGATGCCTTGAATGAAGACAAGGAGGTGGATAATATCATAGAATAGACGAATTCTATATATATGTGCCTACCGGGTATAAGTTACGGGTGTCGGAGAGACGGGATAGATTAATTTCTATTCGCAAAACAATTTATATCTAAGGGAACGCACGATAATAAGTG